CACCGCGACCTCCGCGCTGCCATATCCCGCCGAGGTCAGCGCCCCCAGGAACCAGGCATAGGCCGCCTCCTCCCAGTCGATATCCGCGTCGATGTTCAGCGCGATCTTCTTAAAAACAGGCTCCAGAATCGTCTGCAATCTTTCCTCATTTCCCTCCGCGATGATTTTTCCGCCGTAATTCAGTGCGATTCTCGCCATAGCATTGTCCACGCTGGGAAGCACCTTCCCGAGAACCTTGTTCAGAGCCTTTCCTCCCAGCTTATCAATGCCACCCAGCAAATACCCAAGCCCCGCTTCAGAAGCGCCTGCCAGCAGGGCATATCCGGACGCCTGGCCCTCCCCAAAGCCCATTCGTTTTGCCTCGACATAGGCATTTCCCCCCGAAGAGGAGAACACCAGCGCGTTGCCCAGGATCTTTCCGCTGCCGGGGAGCACCAGATCTGCCGCCGCGGCAGTCAGCACAGTTGGGAGCATCTGGGTCGTTGTGGTGACGGCATCGAAGGCCGCCTGACCAAGGGACGCTCCCCCCATCCACTTCGGAAGACTGACGCCATCGTCCGCCAGGTCCTCCCGGATCATCCCGGAAAGGTATTCCTGCTTGGTGACAGGATAGTCGTCCTCTCCGCCAAAGAGCATATCCTTCATCCCCCGAAGTCCGGAAACGAAGCGGTCCAGTCCCGTATCGATGCCATACAGGATCTCTTTCCCGGTCCTTCCCTCGTATTCGGAGAACTGTTCCTCCGCGCTCCTTCGGGTCAAGGTATCCGCAAGACCATCCAGGTATTTCTTTCCCGTGGCATAGTCCTCCAGGGCAAAATAGTAATTGTATATCCTCTTCTCTTCCTCGGTCAGGAACCTGTAGTTTGGGAATGCATCTACCCCGGTACCCATCACATTATCATAATCGCCATTTCCATTGATGACCGAATAGATGAAGGCGCTGGTTCCATCCATTTTGGGGTTCGCCTTCACAGGGGAATACTGGCTCAGGGTCTCAAAATTCGGATCATTCAAGGCTGTCTGAGGGATCCGCACACTATCCTGCAGCCGAACGGCAGCATCATATTCTTGCTCCCGGCGCTGCAGCCTCGCAGCCAGCGATTCCGGTGTTCCATATAGTGTATTGAATCTTTCCCATCTGTCCAGGATAAGGGCATACTGTTCCTGCGTATATGCGTTCGGCGTATTGGTTGCGATCACATACTGATATCTGTTATCTTCGTATTCCTCCAGGTCTGTCCACATCACCTCAAGCTCCTCCCGGAGCTTGTCCGTGTCCAGCCCCAAAAGCCTCTGCTGTTCAGCCTGATCCGCCAGAAACGCGTCGTAGGACTTCTTACTGTCGAACTGGTGGAGCATCTCCTTTTTGGCCATAAGAAGATCCTGAAGTCCTGTTGCGTAGTTTGGCTGGTCGTTCAAGAACGAGACCACATTGGCGTAATGGTCCGGATCCAGCTGATCCTGATTCGCGACCATATACTTGTGCAGCTCGATGCCTCTGTCACGAAATTCCCGTACCTTTTTATCCAGTTCCCTCGACGGAGTCCATCTGTCGTCCCAACCCATTTCACCGATCGCCTGCAGCGACTCGTTGTACCAGCGGTCGTAATCATACACATACTGGCGCAGCTGGCGATCGATCGTCTCGGGATCCGAACGGTACAGATTGGGAACATCTACATCCAGCGACCGCTTCTCCACCTGATATGGTCCTCCGCGAACGATCTTCTCACCTGTGACCGTGTCTTTTCGCTTCTTTTCCTCTTCCGGTCTGGCGATCAGCGACTTTCCGCCGTGTCCAGGGATGCCCAACGGCACTTTGCGCTCAGCGCTAAACGCTTCTTTGTTATACATTTCTCCCTCCTGTTCTGTTTATCTTTTCGTGTCCGGCGGGTCATGCGGCGGGAGATACCCGCCGCTTTTCCCCTTCATGCAGGCTCCTGGTATTCCATCGCCCTCTCGCTGTCGGCAAGGCCCTTGGTGGTGGGATCGTTCACCGCATTCCAGACGGACACGATGACGCTTGCCAGGATAACGGGGTTCTTCACCGCCTCCAGGAAGATGCTTCCAAAGGCCGCCCAGGAAGTCATATCCTCCCAGCCCAGGCCCATGTACGCCAGGATCGGCAGCACGATGGCCGCGGCGATCTGCACCCAGAATACAGGATTCTTGATTCTTACGTTCCAGTTGATCATTTTTCGTCCTCCTTAATTGATCGGTTGTTTGTGGTACGCTTCCAAATCAGATATCCGGTGATTAATCACCTTGATCTGCTCCTCCACCACCGGCATCCGCTGAGCGAAGTTGTTGTGGGCCCGGACCTCCCGGGTCAGCTCGTCCAGCTTGGTATCGGTCACCGCCTGGCTGATCTTCATGGCGGTCTCGGTCTTTTTCGCCGTCAGCAGGCCGCTGACGATCACGCCGGTCAGCGACAGCCCGCCGGTAATCAGGGCCGCCAGAATGCCCTCACCCATGGCCGTCACCTCCCGGCTCCACCGCGATAAAGGCATCGTCATACCCTGCCTCCCGGAGCCGGTCCCGCAGCGATTCGGCGTTGCTCTTCACCCGGAAGGCCCCCACCTGGACCCGGTAGAGGATCTCTTCCTCCGGGACCTCCGCACAGCCCAGCCGCCGGTTCACCTCTTCGGCAATCCAGGGGAATTTGCTTTCCAGATAAGGCCCCGGGCAGGCTGTGGAGGCGAACCACTTGTGCATGGTCAGGTTGCCGGAGGTATCTCCGGTGAAGTTCAGCCTTTCGATGCCGTTGCGCCGGCAGATGTCGGCGCACAGGGCTACCAGACTTTCCATGGCCTCCTCACTGACGGGCCAGTCCCCCTCCCGGGCGCTGTTGCTGACCTCGATGGTCACGGCACGGTTGTCATTTTCCCGGTTGGAGCTGGTCCAGGCCCGCCTGGATTCCTCCACACTCAGGGCAATCTCTCCGCCGTTTCCGATGCAGTAGTTGGCGCTGGCCTGCCGGGAGGAGGCCAGGAAGGAGGCGGCGCAGGCTTCCGCCGGGGATACCGCCGCCATGTGGTGAATGGTGATGGTATCGATTTTCGCTGTCCGGGGGCTGCTGTTGGGAGACAGCAGGGTCATTGCAATCAATGGACTGTTGCTCATAAAATCCACTCCTTACTTTTTAAGTACCGCCCGCTTCAGCTTCGCCGTGACGCTCACGCCGGCCGCCTGTGCCCACATCATGAAGCCCACCCGGTACCGGCCCGTCAGCGAGGCCACATTGACACTTCCGCTGGCCGTAAACGCGCCGCCGGCGGACAGGATCACAGACCCCTCCCGGACCGGATCTCCCGCCTCGCTGTATACCTGAAGGACCACCAGCGAACCGGCCCCGGAGGAAACCCCGTCAAATTCGAATTCCGCGCTGCTGCAGTCCGTCAGGTCAATTGCATTGACCGTGGACACAAAGCTGGACCGGTAGTCTCCGCTGAGGGTCAGCACCGCTTCCAGATGATCCGACCGGTTTGTCACCGACGCGGTGCTCCCGGTGTAGCCGGAGGCAACACTGTACCGGTAGGAGGTCCAGCCTCCGGTAATATCCTCCATGGGGTTGCCCATGTGGTAGATGGCTCCCACGGGAATCCAGTCTGCCCAGGCCCCGTTCAGGAAGCTCCGGGCCTCTTTGTTCACCCATTCACCGGAGACATACTGCCATGCGCTGATGGGATAAACGGTAATGCCATTTTTCTTCAGTGCGTTGAAGCTGACTTCGGAGGCCTGGCCCGTGGCGATCCACACCGCCCCCGCCTCCGCCGCCTCCGGCTTCTCCGCCGAAAAGCACCAGCCGGCAATCTCCCGGTCTGTGTTGATCCATACCGTATTCTCCCGAACGGTTGCGGGGGCCTGGGTGCCCCCGATGATTTCGAAATTCAGCATGTCAGGGCTGCCGCCCCCATGCTTAAAGCCTTTTGCCATAATTGCTCCTTTCCCGTCTCTTACACAATCGGCTCATTGATGGTGATGATGGAATCATTGGTAATCTCCGTGGCAGAGATGCGGAAGTACGCAATGTTCTCATTGCGCCAGTCCGGTTCGCCGCTGGTGTGAACACAGTTGGCGGTGTCGATGCTGGTAACAAATGTTGTAGTGTAGTCGCCTCCGGGTTCTTTCGCTTTTCCTGTGCCGGGGCTGTTATCCAAGTAGTTCACAAGCTGCGATACCAGTTTTGTCTTATTTGCGTCGTAAGTAGCGAAATACTGCTGAGCTCTATAGGTCGTAGAGGAATGCGCATATGCCTTAAGATTTTTGAAATAGATCACATCCCCATACTTTACGGGAATAAAGCCTGTACACTCGACACCCGTGTACGCTGCCTCTGTGCCGCTGGAATTCAGTCTTGTATCCGCTTTCCAGCCCTGTCCGCCGTTATAGGGTGTTCCGTCGCTGCTAACGGCAAGCCGGAGCACATTTGTATACACAGGAGCGGATTTCACCGCCGCCACCGTCACAGTCACATTCCCCGTGGGGTTGCTCAGTACCACGGTGCCCGCAGCCTTGTCCCAGGTATAGCTTGCGCCGCTGACCGTGATTGTGTCAGGCAGCGCATAGCCGCTGCCTGCCGTGACGGTAACGGTGGCCGTTCCGCCCTCTGTGATCGTACCGGCTCCGGTGGCGCTGCAGTTGGTCAGGATGTTGGTGATGCTGTAGACCGTGGGCGCAACGCTTGCGTAGCTGATCTCCCGGTCATATCCGGCCCCGTAGCAAAAGGCCTTGATGATCTGCTCGTTCAGGTCAATGCAGTACACTGTGACCGAGGTATCGTCCGCGCTGTTTGTAACCTTGTTATAACTGGTCGCTTCCTTCCAGCCATCATACTGATTCGCCCGGTTGATGCAGGCTTCCGGGGTAGAAATCCGCCGAACCTTTGTCGGATTTGCCGTATTGATGTTGCCCTTGTTGAGATACCCGGTCAGCAGATTGTGGATGTGGCCGTGGATGCTGCCGATCAGGACGGCGGCATTTTTGCCGGTGAAGTTGTAGGCGATGTTTCCCACATTGCCGCTTGTTCCGTTTTTGTAGGCTTCCAGGATGTAGGCAAAACGGTAGGTGGAATCCGACACATACCAGTCCAGGGGATGATGGGACAGAATCAGAATCTGCCAGTCCCCGGCATCTTCCTTCGCGGACAAATCCAGAGCGCTTACAAACCAGGTGTACTGGGCTGCGGAGACACCAATGTTACTGTTGGTGGTTTCCGTTGTGTTGACGCAGATGATCCGCAGCTTCTTGTCCGTAAAATCCCGGTAGAAATATCCGCCGGTTTTGTCGCCCCAGGTGACCCCTTCGCTGTAGGCCTGGATGTGGTAGTGGACAAACTGCCCGTATCCGCTGTAGTAGTCGTGGTTTCCCTGAATCCGCAGATTGGGCAGAGTCTCCATAGGCGAAAGCAGGGAATTGATCCTGCGGCAGTCCCCAAAGGCGTTGTCGATATTGTCCGCAGGGTAACCGTCGGTGTAGTCCCCCAGCACCGCAAAGGCATCCAGGTGGATTTGGCCCCGGATATAGTCCAGGGCCTGGGCGGCGTGGAGAATGCCGTCCGCATAGCCGCCGTTGCCGTAGTGCAGATCCGAAATGGCCGCCAGGGTAAATACCCTGCTGCCCTGGGCCGGGATGACTCTGGAGACCAGAGCGTCCGCCTCGGTTTTCACATAATCGGGAATGCCCTCCGCCGCTCCGGCCACCGCCACATTGATGTCGATGTTCCGCTCGCAATACTTGCCCGCTGTGGCCAATGTGGTCTTGCCGTTCTGAGAAACAGCGATCTGGATGTTCGCCATATCAGAACACCTCCCCATTGTAAACAGGCAGCGCCGCAATCACATCGCTGACCATTTCCGCCCTGTCCGCCGCCGTCCAGTAATCCGTTCCTTTCACAGGCGTATAGCCCGCATCCCCCTGAGGTCCTTCTGCGCCGGTATCACCCTTGTCGCCCTTTGCGCCATCCGCACCGGCGGGACCCTGGGGACCTGTGGCCCCGGGGTCCCCCTTGTCACCTTTATCGCCCTTGTCTCCTTTCTCACCCTGAGGGCCGTCAAAGGCACCGCTTTTCTTCGCCTCTTCCAAAACAGCTTCAATTTCCGCCTCCAGCTGCTCCGGAGTCACCTTGCCGTTGAGAGAAGTGATCACCTCCGCCAGCTTCGACGCCAGAGTAGTGGACTCATCCACCCAGACATTGTAAATGACGGTCTTTGGCATCAGATCCCACAGATTTTCTCCGAACTGACCCCGGAGGACAGCATTCTTGTGTGTCATTTTCCTTCCCCCTCTCACAAAACGGTAAAGTCATATTCCATTCCGGGGGGCTGGCCGTTGACGGAGGCGTTGGTCACCCCGTAGCTGACCCCTTCCACCACCAGCTGAACCGCCGATTCCGCTCCTGCCTCCAGCGTAAGCACCGCTTCTTCCTTCCCGGCGGTTCCGGTCCGGAGCAGCTCCAGCTGCACCGTCAGATCCACACCGGGCTTTTCCGCAAAGCAGGTAAAGACCAGACTGTTTTCCTCCGTGTCCAGTTCGTCCACCAGGGAGAAGGCCTCCCGCTGAGCCAGTTTATTTTCCGCCGTGCCGGAGTAGACAATCCCCCAATGGGGCCGGTCCTCCCCGGTGATCCCCTCACAGGAAACCCGCTGCGTATAAGGGCCGCTGCCGGTCCACCCGTCCGCCGCCAGGGCCGCCTGAACAAAGACCGTGCAGACGGCAGCGCTGTCCACATAGCTTTTTGTGGCCGCGTCATCGGCTTCCTTCGGGGCGCTCAGCCCCTTTAGGGCATTGCCTCCCAGGGAAAGGGTGCCTGTCATGGTTCCCCCTTCCTTGGGGAGGGCACCCTCCGCCAGCTGCCGCAGCCGCTCTACATTCTGCTCTATAGCGGGAATATCCGGCTTGTTCCGGATAAAATCCGCGAATTGTCCGTCGCTCTGGGCCCAGTCCGGCTGCACCGCCCCCAGGCCCGCCACATTTCCCATAATGCTCATCGCTGCACCTCCGTCACCGTGGCCTGAAGGGTCATGTCCTCCCCGGGCTTGCCGCCGAAGGCCAGCACCGTCACCAGGCCATTGTCATTTACCGCCGCCAGAGCTATGCCCAGGCAGCGCATCCGCTCCAGCTGCTCCGGATCCGGCTGAAGGTCAATTTTGCTGGTAAGGCCCGCTCCGGGAACCTCCACCGCCTGGGACCAGGGGCTGATGGCCCCCTTCCAGCTGTCTTTGGCCAGGGTCAGCTCCACCGCCCGGATGGCCACACTGCCATAGGGGCCCTTCAGTTCTGCCCGGAGCGCCCCCGCTCTTCCATAATGCACCATCACAGCACCTCCCCGCTGATGCTCTCATCCACATAGACCCCGGGCAGCACGCAGCCCTCCACCACGCCGTTGGCCCAGGCCACCCGGACCTGCGCCCGGACGGGCCCCGGCCGGAGGGAGAAGCTCTCCCCCTGGCTCACCGGGAACAGCCACAGCCCTCCGGAATAGGTCAGCTCTTCCCGAAGATAGGTCTTTCGCATATTTCCTACGGTGATTTCCACATCCTGCACATCCACCGGCTCCACCCCGGCACCGCCGCTGTTCAGAATAGAAATCCCCAGGTAGCAGGCATTTCCCTGCATCATTTTCCATTCCCCCTTATTTCATAAAGGCCGCGGCCTGCTCCTTCGTCAGTCCCGCCGCCAGCAGTTCTTCCTCTGTGGGCTTATAGCCCAGCTTCTCCATCATATAGAGCAGCCTGGTATACCGGTCCCCGGCCTGCTTGTATTCCTCCAGATACTGCTGATACCCCCGGTCGTAGGCCTGGTCCGCCTGGGCCTGCAGATAGCTCAGATCCTTGCGGTAAGCATCCAGGGCATCTTTGTGGCGGCCGTACTCCTGCTGCTCCAGCTCCCGGGCGGCCTCATACCGGTCCCGGAGGTTCTGGCCCTCCTGCTTGTACCGCTCCAAAGCCTGCGCGTAGAGCTTGGGGGTTATCTCGGACAGCTGGCCCAGATGCTCCTGATAGCTCTGCTGACCCGCGGTCTGGGCATAGGAATTGCCGTAGCCGCCGGTCATGGCCTGGGCCCGGCCCATGGTATCCTCCATGGCCCGGCGGCCCAGGGTCTGGTACCGGTCCCGGTACTGGCGGAAGAGTGCATCCTGATCAATGGAATAGGTAAAGGGGGAGCGTCCCGTCAGCTGCTGCTGAAGGTCTTTGACCTGGTCGCCATAGGTATTGGCGTAGACGGGCTTCTGGAGTCTCGCCGCCTCCAGCTTTTTCAGCGCCTGACGGTATTCCTCGTTTTCCTCGGGCTTGTAATATAAATTAGCCATGATTTCTCCTTTCCAGCTGCTCCAGGGTGTAGTTCAGCTGATCCACCAGCTGAAACAGATACCGCTTCAGCTGCTCCAGCTGTTTCCGGGGAGGATCCCCGGTGATGTTGGGATAACGAAATTCCATCATGGGCAGTCACTTCCTTTCTCATAGATTTTCGCGATGGAATAGATTTTCACCGGCCCCGTGCCCCGGAGCCGCAATGTCATATGGTCGCACCGCCGGGGCCGCAGGGGCAGCCGCAGGCTCCGCAGCTCTGTGCCGAATACCATGCACAGGGTGTGCCACCGGTCCTCCTCATCGTACCGGGCAAGGCACTCCAGCCGGGACCCGGCTGCCATGGAAAGCCGCAGCACCAGCCGGGCGATGTGCTTCTGCTCCGGCTCCTCCAGGCCGAAGGGGGCCAGCTCCGCCTCCCAGCACACTTCCTCCTCCGGCTCTCCGGTGCCGAGAAGCCCCAGAATATTCCGGGAGCTCTGGTCGATGGCGAAAAGTTCCCCGTCCAGGGCGCAGAAATGGCTGCAATGGAGGCTGTCCTCCCGGTGCCAGGTTCCCAGGCCGCTGTCCCATACATAGAGGCTGCGGCCCGTTTCCTCCGCCATGGAAATGTAATACCGCTGACCCACCGCCCCGGCGGCGGCATCCCACCGTCTTCCGGGGCCCAGCTTCCGGGAGATGTCCACCGGCATGGAGCCATCGTATGCATAGATCCCCTCCCGGCCCTTGTACACCAGCAGATGTCCCGCCAGGGCGAGGCTCCGGTGGGAGCCGGCCTGAACGCCGGGGCAATGGGTGGTCTGGACCCGGTAAGAGGCAGGCTCCGCCCCGAAAATCTTATGAATGGCCTCCTCCCGGAAAAATACCGGGTAGCCCAGGTGGCTGGCCGCCCCGGTGAAGGGGCCCGGCTCGCCGAAGGAAACCGCGTAGCTGTCGGTGGACAGTCCCCGGAAGCTTTCCCAGTTGCGGAAATCTCCCTGGCGGCTGGCATAGACCTCGTTGACGAAATTGCCCTGCCGGTCCGGGCCGTAGCGGCAGCCCCAGAGCCGGTTATCGCATTCGGTAATGAAATCCATTACCGGTACCCGCCGGGCCACCTCCAGGGGCCCGGTTACCTCTCCCGGCTCCGCCGCCCCTTCCAGCACCAGGGCATCCTCCAGACAGGCGGCCACCTGCCGCAGCCCGTCCAGAGCGCCGCATCCGGAAACCCAGAGGGTATCCTCCGGGAAAAATTCCGCCTCAATTCCCGGCGCTGAGAGCTTTACAAAGCAGCTCAGCTGGGCCCACTGGCCCTGACTCCCGGAATACTGCCGCAGCACATATTCCTCCCCGCCGGTATCCAGCCAGAGGCCCTCCTCCGGGGCTGTTTCTCCGATGTGTACATTTTCCAGAAGCTGTCCATCCTCCCGGCACAGCTGGATCTGAGCGCCCCTTCCGGAGTACACCGCCTCCAGATTTCCCCATTGGGCAGGGTCCAGGGTGTTTATGTACTTTCTGTCCGGCAGGATGATCACCCAGGTTCCCATGGCCTGCAGCTGCTTGGGACAGTCCCGGGGCTGTACAGACAGCTCCATAGGGATTCTTACTTTCCCGATGACGAAGTCCGGCCCGTCCACATAGCACAATTCGTCCCTGCCGATCAGCCCCTGGGGAGAGGCGGGCTTTGCGTAAACGCCCCGCCTGGGGCGGGGCGTGATCAGCGGATGGGCCTGAACCGTCAGATTTTCCATATGGGTAAATTCCCCGGACCCCGGCCGGGGCTGCCGGTTCAGACCGTCAAACCGGATCAGGGATTCGATAAAAATCTTCCGACCCGGAATTTTGGGATATCGCATAGTATCTTCTCCTTTTTCTTGATGGTTTTTTCCCGCCCCACCGCCCCTGACATCGATTCTCCGCACCCTGCCGCTTTCCCCGGGGGAAGCAGTCAGGCCCTGCGGCCTGACTGAAGAGGAATGCGGGCGGAAACGGTAAGCTATGTGCTGCTTTACGGGCTTCCTCCCGCAGTTAACATTTCGCCGTTCCTCTTCCGACCCGGCTTCGCCGGACCACCTTCTCCCCGGGAGAAGGAGCCGCTGCGCGGCGTGATTCTTATTTGTTCACCCCCGCCAGGTTCCGGCGTTTTTCGGGGGGAAATTACGGTTGTACCAGCTTTCAAAGGCAGCGAACTCGGCGTTGAACAGGGCGATGGAGCCGTTGTACCGCTCCGGCTCTCCGTTGTACAGGTCAATCTGGGCCTCCAGCCACCGGGTATAGAGGGTATCGAAGGGCGCGGGCGCGGTCAGTTCCCAATCGCCGCCCATTTCCCCCACCGGCTCCCGGAGGGGAAGGCCGGGACCGTGGGTTTCCAGAATGATTTTCCGGATGATCCCCTCCAGCCGGGCCAGCCATTCCCGCTTTTCCCGGAGGGTATAGGCATTGCATTTCAGCCGGTCCACCCGGTCGATGGCCTGGTCAATGGTCATGGCAGCGCCTCCTTACTTTCGCTCCAGCAGCTCCCCGATCTTCCGGTCCAGGGCCTCCTGGGCCTTCCGGGACCGGTCCAGCTCATAGGCCACGGCAGGGGGGACCAGACTGGTCCGGCCCCGGGGCAGCAGATAATTCACGCCTCCCACGCTGACAAAGAGATTGGGCTCCTCATTGGCATAGCCCCGGGGGACAAATACTTCCACCTTTTCCATGATCATCCTCCTTAGTTGGCCTCGTCGGTGCCGGAGAAGGAGCTGCAGCTCATCACCCGCAGAATCCGCTCGGGGTAGAGGATGGTGGCGCCGTTGGTCTCCAGCTTATAGCCCACGGTGGAGAACTGGTCCAGGGGACCGCCGATCTCACTCTTGTCGTGGACGATCATCTGCAGAGCGCCGCCCTCGGGATCAATGATGCCGAAGGAGTCCTTGCCGAAGAAGTAGGTGGCGTAGGTAACGGTGCCGGCCTTGTTGGCATACTCGCCCTCCAGAACGGGAGCAAAGACGTCCTCGATAAACCGGCAGCCGTGGAGCTCGCCGATCTCGCCGTTGAAGATCTCGCCGGGGGCGGCGTACTTGTGGGCCTCCAGCCAGGCATCCTGCTTGCGCAGATCATAGGCGACGCTGGGATGGATCACCGCGTAATACTTGCCCTGGATTGTGGGAACCCGGTCCTTCTTCAGCTTGGTCACCGCCTTGGCCACCATATTGGGGGTCAGCATGCAGAGGATTTCGCCGCTGGCCTCCATCTCATCGGGGGTTTCGGGGGTGGAGAGGATACTGCCGTCGGCCAGCTTCACATTGTCGCAGTAGAGCACATTGGTGTTCACCAGCAGGGCATCCCGGATCAGAGTCTCCTGGGTTTCGGCGGCGGAGGCGCCCATCTCCTCGGTGGCGCCCAGAATCACATCGTCATAGGCCCGCATTTCCAGCCGGTCGGACACGGCAGCATAGGTGCCGTACTGATTGATGGTGCCGGTCTTGGCGCTGACGCCGAACTTCTGGCCCGTGGGAATCACGCCCTCCTGAAGCTGGCCCGCCTTTTCAAAGGTGTTCCACTTGCGCCATTCCACAGTCTTGCCGTGGTTCCGGGGCAGAGGCTGCTTCTTGCCGAACTGGGCGTAATACAGCTCCACCCGGGTGTTGTTCAGCAGCTCCGTGTCATAGAAATTCTTCAGCTCGGGGCTCAGGGTGTTGGCCTCGGTAAACTCCTCAGCCGCGCCGGTATAGGCATTGACAAAGCCGCCGGTGGCGTTTACAACGCTGCCCGCCTCCGCGAACAGCTGCAGATGGTTGATGATATCCATATTCATTTCTCCTTTCATTTTCAGCGAAAAGCCCTTGCGGTGAAACATCCCGACCACTGCCGCACCCATACCCCGTCCCCCGGGGGAAGGGGTCGCTGCGCGACAGGGATATCTCGTATCTCATATCCCGCCAAGGGCCTTTCCTTCCTTTACATACCCGGGTAGATTTTTTCTCCCCGGTAAGCGGCCTCCTGGATGCGCTTTTTCAGAGCGAAGCGCTGCTCCGGAGTGGCCGCCCGGTAGTCGAAGGCGGATATGCTGGCCCCCTGGGGCTGGCTTCCGTTCTCCGACGGCCTCATTCTGCCGGACCGGATGGTATCCGAGATCATCTGGGCGGCCTTCTGCGCTGCCACCTGCATGGCCGCCGACTGAATCTCCTCTCTGTGGAGAGCATAGTAAGCATCCTCCACCCGGATGCCCACATCCGGTGCCGTCATCCGGGCAAAGGCGGGATCGTCCAGGGCAGTCAGCAGGTCAAAGCCGGGAAAGAGCTCCCCCATGGCCTCCGCCTGCCGCTCCAGGGAGAGAAAATGCTCCGCGAACAGGGCCGGATCCGCCTCCTGAGGCTGCGGTGCCGGCTTCTTCCGTTCGCTGCGAAGCCGCTCCTGGACGATGTTCTGGATTTTCCGGTTAAACTGGGCATCCGCTTTCACTTCCTCCCAGGTCACCCGGCTGGAGGCGCTTCCCAATGCGGCGGCGTCCCGCGTTTCGGCCCGATTTTCGGTCTGCGCCTCCTGCTGCCCGGCGTCGGCAGCCATTTCGCCCGTCTGGCCCGCCGCAGCCTTCCCAAAAAACTGCAGAGGGTCTTCTTTCAAATGTTCCATGGTTCCTCCTTTATTTTCCCGGACCGCCGGTCCGATGCAGACAATTCTTTGGTTCCCCGTCTCACTTCCACAAAGGCTCCGAAGAGCTTTCCCAGCAGTCCCAGGCCCCGGGCAACCGTATCAAAGGCCGTTTGGACCGCCTCCTCCCGCCCCGGCAGCGGCACACAGCGTATTTCCGCGTCTCCCGGCTCCAGTTTGAGGGTTGTGAACCGGAGGACCCCCTGACTTTCCAGCCACAGCAGCTCCTCCCGCAGAGCCAGCACCAGAGCTGACACCCCGGCGCAGATCAGATCCCTGCCCGGCTCGGCGCTGCCGGCATGGCCCCGTACACGCAGGCAAAAGCCCTCCGCCTCCGCCCGGATCATGCCATGGCCTTTCCGGGCAGCCCCGGGAACCGGGCCGCCGCCGCGGACTGGGCCACAGTCCACTGCTTCGCGCTTTCCGCCAGCCGCCGCAGCATTTGGTCCCTGCCCTCAAATTCCATCATCTCCAGGCACTGCATAGCCTGATCCGCCCGGCCGGGATCGAAGAAGCCCAGCTGGAAAAACTGCATGGCCAGCTCATTCTGAGTCATCCGGGCGTAGGCATTGCGCTTCTGGGCGGTGATTTTCACATCGAACACCGGCAGCCGCAGGCCCATATCCTCCCCGAAGAGCTCTCCGTAGGGCTGAGCCGTCAGAGCCCCATTGTCATAGGTAACAAATTCCTCGGCCCCAAACCGGCCCAGAATCCGGAATTTCCGGGGCAGGGTATAAAACTGACGGATCAGCTCGATGACTGTCTCTACAATTCTGCCGAAGCAGCGGTAGCCGGACTGGACCGCGTCCCGGCTGCCCTTGCCGCTGGCTTCCTGGAGGGCGACGATGGCGCTGGCCGCCGTGACGCCGGAGGCGATGTTGCCGGTGGAGGTCTCGGTGTTGCCGCTGGTCTCCCGCAGCTCCTGAATGGTCCGGTCCAGCAGGCTCACATACACCCCGTCCAGTCCATGGAAGGGAATCTGCCGCAGGCTGTCCTCACCCAGATCCCCCGCCACATGGACAATGGGTCTGGCCAGGTCCAGAAATTCCCCTTCGTTCACCGCACCGTCCTGGCGGCTGAAAAACCGGGGGGTGGCGCCCACCTGGGCATTGCGGACGAAGCTGGTCTTCATCAGATCAATCTCCGTCTGGGGGCTGCGGCACACATCCACATAGCCGTAGCCGCAGGGGCTTCCCTCCATGGGAAACAGGGGATCAAATTCGTAAGGATACCGACCGTGGTCATAGAGGCCCCTCTGGGCCATGGGCTGTCCTCCGGCATCGGGCTCCAGCTGATTCTCCGTTGCAAAGAGCACCGTATTGCCCACAAACTTGCAATAGTGCAGGATGCCCCCCTTTCGGTAGTACACCTCTACCACCGTGGCCTTCCGGGAGGTATCCACCCGGTCATCGTAGAGGAATTTTGTATCCAGGAAGGTATTTCCCCGGAGTTTTCCCCTCAAAATGGGATATTCCTCCTCCAAAAGGTCCTTATCCCGCAGCTCCGTGTGGAACAGGTACCGACTGTGCTGGATGTCTGTGATTCCCGGCTCCCAGTACAGGTTCAGCAGATCCACCCGCCGGATGGCGATGTCTCCCAGGCCGCCATGGGCTGATGCGTCCCAGGTGACCTTATAGCAGGCAGTGCCGGTCTTGCATTTCTGCCACATGGCATCGGACCAGACACCGTCGAAGTGATTCTGCTCCAGAATGCAGGGAATGATGGCACTGAGAGTCCGGGCCTGGTCCACATCCTCCGCCTCCCGGGGGAGAATCACCGGCTCCGGATAGTTCTCCATCAGATCCGCGTGCTTGCTGACGATAACATTGTGCAGCCACCCGGAGACGCTCCGGTATCCCCCGGGAGCCTGCTCTTCCTGGGCATTTCGCAGCTTCCACCAGTTTTCGCTGGCAATGACCCTTGCCCGGGTCTGCCGCAGTCCCGCGGAATATTCCTGCAGCACCTGCATAAAATGCCGCAGCTGCTCCTCCCCGATCGGGAGGGCCGTAGTCGTAAGTTCTTCCATATATCCTCCTTGCTTGATCGATAATTGAAAATTGATAATTAACTCTCCATTTTCTCCGGCGCATCAGCGCCCGGAGCGAAGCGACCCCTTCTCCCGGGGAGAAGGTGGCCCCCGAAGGGGGTCGGAAGAGGAACGGCGAAACCTGAACTGCCGGAAAAAGTCTAGATAGATGCGATATCGGAACGTTTCCGCCCGAATTCCTCTTCAGGTATAAATTCGGTCCCGAAGAGCCGAATTTATGCCGGCTTCCCCCCGGGGGAAGCAGTAATGCGCTGCCGCGCAGGGGCAAGGATCCTCCACCGAAGAAAACTCGATCGTCAACTGTCAATTGTAAATTGTCAATTCATCCTCAGCGGATCGACGATCCGGAGAGGGGTCGCCGCCTCTCTCAGCGGCGCCACCGGCTGGGACATACACATATACCGGACCTCGTCGGGGCAATGGTCCTCCAGCCTGGTATCCAGGTCCTCAGGTCTCGCGCTGTCGTACATCATCAGGGGCATGGTCCGGATGAAGGCGGCGCAGCTGTCAAATACATACATTCTGGGATACCCGGCCCCATCAAACTGGAGCCGGTAGTGGACCTGCATCCAGCCGGGAATCCGGTGGTTATCCCCGGGGGTGAAGAATATGCCGTATCGGGCGGCAGTGTCCGCAATGCTCTCGCCCCGGCTCCGGTCCCATATGGCGGGGTCGGCAACACTCTGATGAATCTTCCGGCCCTTCAGCCAGGGGTGCTCCCGCTCCAGCTGGGCAATCCGCCGGAACTGCTCCTCCGGCGGCCATTTGACCCCCTCGTCCGGGGTGCCTGTGCAGCCGTAGAACTCCAGAATCCGGTACAGCACCCCGTCATAATCCACCGCCCAATAGCCCAGGGAAAAGGGCTTGTTATAGCCGAAATCATAGCTGCGGCAGATCCGCCAGCCCCGCCGCTCCCCGGTATTCATATCCAGCGCCGGGATCACATGGGTAAACCGCCTCTGCTCCAGAGCCTCCCGGGGCGTAATTCCTGCCTCCCGGCACAGCTCCGGATCCGGGGTCAGCCGCAGCTCCTCAAAGAACTGGCCCTGGAAGATGTCCCATTTCCCGTGGAGCCAGGCATCCCGGAGCTTGGGGGGAAGGCTCTCCAGCTGGCGCACATAGTCCGGCTGGCTCTTCATCAGGGCTTTGTTGTCCGTAACCAGGCTCTGAATGAAGCTGTAGTCCTCCGGATTCTCCCCGGGCTCATACCGCCGGTCGATGAACAGCCGCTTAAAATAGCCGTGGCTGACACCCCCGGGGTTACAGGTATAGTACACCCGCTTGGGAAAATCGTTGACGCCCCGGACCGAGGCCACGATCTTCCGGATCCACTCCTCCCGGAGCTGGGTGGCCTCGTCCAGAAAAATCACATCGTACTCCGCCCCCTGATACTGGTCCAGATCGCCGTCCGAGGCGCAGTAGCCGAAGCGGATGGTGCTGCCTCCGGGGAAATAAAACATCCGCTCCCCCTTTACATACCGGGCGACGCCCCGCAGTTCCTCCCGCAGGGGCTGAATATGGTTGTTTTCCAGCTCCTGATAGGTTCTGCGGACGATCAGCAGCTTGATGCCCGGGTGGCGCAGGCAGAGCCGCTTGGCCTTGTCCCGGACGCACCAGCTTTTTCCGCCGCCCCGGGCTCCGCCGAAGAGGATGTGCTTATGCCTGTCCCGGAGAAATTCCGCCTGCTTCTCGCTGGGCCGCTGGAGCACCAGCTCACCCATTGAAATCCTCCTCTCCCGCCTCAAAAACCACCCGCAGGGCCGTCTCCTGCTGCTCCTGCCCCAGCAGTTCCTTCAGCTCCCGGAGGGCCGAGATAAACTCCTTCAGGGCTTTGGTGTCCACCTTTTTATAGACCCGCTCCTCCTGGTCCGTTTCCCCATCCCCCTTCACCTTCACAAAGTGGCGGCGAAACTGCTTTTTATCCCGGAGAATCTGCTCCATCATGGCCACCGTCTGCTCCGTAAGTTCCTGAAGCCGCGGCAGATTCTCCTTTTTTTCTTCCATGTTTTTTCCTCCTTCCCAGTCCCCGGGAACATGCCAATCTTCCGCGCCCGCAGCAGCGAGTTCTCCGCGCAAAGGTCTGACCAAAGCGGAACGGTTACAAGCCCTCCTGTGCGATAGGGTTTTCAAAACCGGGCCGTAATTTGTAATTCGTTCTCCGCCTGCCGGGCTACAGATCGTACTTCTCCCCGCAGATCATCCGATACAGCTCGCATTTTTTGTAGTGCTTACAGCAGAAAATCTGCAGCTGCTTTTTCTGGTCCGCAAAACGCTTGTAGCGCTGGGTAACGCTGCTGCCCTGGATAAAGCCTTCGCAGGTAATGGAGCGCTTTTTGTCGTCGCTTAAGTAAAAGGGACAGGCAATTCCGTAGTCCCGCCGCTGTTCAGCTTCCAT